ATATTATGAAGTTAAGAATGAAAGAGAAAAAAGAGAATTAAATCGCCAAAGAGCAAATAGAAGGTAATATATAAGAAAAGGTTTTGTTGATTTGTGGCACAGGCTAATGTAAAACTAACAGTTGATGCTTCACAGGCCACAAGAGCATTAAAAGGCGTGCAGGCGCAATCAACGGGGTTACAGAATAATTTAGGTAAATTAAAAGCTGCATTTGCTGGTATAGCTTTCACGGCTGTCGCAAGGCAAGCAACTGCCACAGCATCAAATTTTCAGGCTTTGCAATTAAGAATGAAAGTTCTTACCTCTGAATTTGGAGAATTTGCGCAGGCTCAAGAATTAGTAAGAAAAGCGCAAGATAGATTTAATTTATCAATTGTCGAAGCAACAAAAGGTGTAACAGATATTTTTGCAAGATTAAGGCCGCTTGGTATTTCTTTAAAAGATATTGAGACAACATTTATCGGTTTTAATACAATTGCAAAATTAGCGGGATTAAACGCAACAGAAGCAAGCGCAGCGTTTACTCAACTTGCTCAAGGTTTGGGTTCTGGGCGTTTACAAGGGGATGAATTTAGAAGTATCGCCGAACAGGTTCCGCAATTATTAAAAGCGATCTCAGACGAAACTGGAATCGCTTCAGGTAAATTAAAAGATTTTGCATCAAAAGGATTGTTGACCTCTGATGTTGTTTTAAGAGCGTTGGCAAAATCAGCGGAAGAAGGTGCAGACAAAATTGGTAAAATTATGGACGCTTCACCCGCTGAGGTATTTAAAGCATTTAGCAATGCTGTTCTTGAGTTACAGTTAACCCTTGGTAATAAATTATTACCTGTAGTTTTGAAAGTAACAAAAGGTTTAACAGCATTAGTTGAAGGAGTTGTTAGTTTTGTTGATAGCGAAGCGGGACAAGTTACTTTTGCATTTGTTGGAATTGCTGCGGCAATAAAAGGAATAACAGTAGTTACCCCGATATTATTGGGTCAAATTGCCGCTTTAAAAGCTACTTTTGCAACTTTGTCAATCGCTGCCGCTGCTTCTAATGGAACTCTTGCAACAACCACTTCAATGACTTTCTTGGCTGCGGGAGGTTTTGCAAAAGCTACAGCCGCCGCAACCGCATTTAAAATTGCACTTGCAAAAACTGGAATCGGCCTTGTTGTTATTGGTCTTGGCTTTTTAGCTACGGCTTTATTAAAAGCTAACAATGAACAAAAGAAATTTAATAATTTACTTGAACTAGGAAGCACAGCGGATATTAATGAACAGATAAAAATAACAACAACTAAAATAAAAAATCTTGAAGATGCCTTACAAGCAGTTGGCAAAGGATCAAATAAAAGAGCTACAAACGCAGAAAAATTGAGAATAAGCCAACAATTAGATGATGCAAGAGAATCTGCAAAAGAATTAGAAAAGGCTCTTGAAAGCGCAGAAAATAGAGAACTTACAAGAGAATTTAATATGCAATTGGAAAATTTAAAAAATCAAAATGCAGAATTGACAAAATCTGTAAAACGAAGTCAAATAAAAGGCGAAGAAAAGAAGAAAGAATTTGATTTAAACCAGCAAATTTTGGAAATTGAAAAACAATTTAGTGGTGAAGAAAGAGACAGACTTGTTTCTTTGGCAAAACAAAATCACGATCTTCAAAATCAAAAAGAACTTATTGATAAAAATGCTGAAGCAGCAAAAAATTTAAAAGAAAAATTTAAGGACGTAGGGCAAGAAATCGAACAAAATATTAAAGATAACTTAAGGGAGGCAATAACAGGAGCGCAATCTTTCGGTGATGCAATGACTAATGTATTGAATAGAATCAGAGATAAGATTATTGACTCACAAATAGATAAACTTCTTGACGGCTTTGGTGAAAACTTTGGAAAAGGTGCATCCAAACAAGGTGGTGAAGGCATAGGAGCTGTTGTTGGTGGTATTCTTGGGGGGTTATTTGCAGAAGGTGGAAACCCACCAGTAGGAAAGCCATCTATTGTTGGTGAGAAAGGGCCAGAGCTTTTTGTTCCACGATCTGCTGGAACAATTATCCCTAACAATCAAATGGGTGGCAGTGTAGTTGTCAATGTTAACGTAGATGCAAGCGGTTCAGCAATTTCAGGTAACGATCAAAAGGGTAATCAATTCGGTCAGGAGTTGGCAGTTCTTATACAACAAGAGATAATAAGACAGAAAAGGGGTGGAGGTTTATTAGCATAATGGCTGATTTTGATACACAGGTAAATATTAAACCCATTTATGGACAGGTTAAAAACCAAGCACCAAAACAGCGTGTGGTTTCTCTAGGTGATGGATATGAACACCGTTTGACTGTGGGATTGCAACAAAATCCAAAAGTTTATAATTTAACTTTTGTTGTTTCACAAACTCAAGCAGAAGTTATAGATGGATTTTTAAGGAGTAGAAAATTTAAAAATGAGAGTTTTACTTACACCCCTGAAGGTGAAGGATTCACCAAAACAGGTACTTATGTTCAATCATCCACAACTATTACTGCAACTGTTAATGATCATGGATTATCTGCTGGAGATACTATAACTGTTGATTTTGCAAGTGGGGCTACTGATGGAACTTATACTGTTCAAAATGATACTGGAACAGATACTTTTACATTGACTGCGGCAGCGGCGACAATTCCTGAGACAAATTTATCAATAACAAAATCAGGGCAAGGTAAATACAAATGTGATAGTTGGTCTATTTCTATTCCTTATAACAACAGATGCACTGTTACAACTACATTTATTGAAGTATTTGAACCCTGATGCCAATACCTGTTTCTTCATTACAAAAAGTTGATCGGTCTGCAATTATTGAGCTTTTTCAGCTTCAATTAATAGAAGGAATCCATTATGCAACTGGAAATGCTCCATCAAGTTCTGATAATGGTAAATATTATTTTCATAGTGGAACAAGTTTAAAAACAAATAATGCAATTGTTTGGGCTGGTGATACTTATGAGAGATATCCTGTTGAATGTAGTGGTTTTGAACTATCTGGAGAAGGTGTAATTGCTAGACCACAAATGAGGATAAGTAATATTTTATCTTTATTTACAACATTAATGGCTACTGTTAACAGTTTTAATTTTGGCAATGATCTTGTAGGAGCTAAATTTACAAGAATACAGACTATGGTTGAATTTATAGATGCGACAAACTTTGCAAATGATCTTAATCCTTTTGGCACTCCAGATACATCAAAAGAATTACCAAAAAGAATTTATGTTTTAAATAGAAAAAATTTAGAAACAAGAGAAATTGTTGAATATGAAATGGTTGCAGCTGTTGACTTACCTAATGTTGAACTACCGACAAGAATTGCCACAAAAAAAATATTTCCAGCAATAGGTGATTTTATTTGATGGATACTTGGGAAATTTCAATTTTTGAATATATAAATAAAAAAAAAGATGAAGAATGTTGTGGTCTTATAGCAAAGCAAGGTAATGATACAATTTTTTTTCCTTGTAAAAATTATGCAGAAGATAAATCAAACAACTTTTTAATATCTCCAGATGATTGGATAGAAATAGAGGATAAGGCTAATATAATTGGTATAGTTCACAGTCACCCAAAAGGAGATTTGAAGATGTCAGAAGCTGATATAAAAAAATGTGTTTCTCTTGATTATCCTTTTTACCTTTTTAGTATTGAAAAACAAGATTATAAAATTTTTTACCCAAAAGATTTTAAATGAAATTAACTAAAATTATTCTTTATGGCAAATTGGTCAAACTTATAGGTCAGAAAGAATTTTATGCAAAATTAAATTCTGTAGGTCAAGTTTTTAGTTTTTTACAAGCAAATTATCCACAAATACAAAATACTTTACTAAAAACTAACTACTCTATTAAAGTTGATGATAGATATGTAGACGAAGAGCATATTCATCACCCTGTAAGTGGTTATACCCTTAGATTAGTTCCAGTTGCTGAAGGTGCTTTTTTGGGTGCGGTGTTTGGTTTTCTTTTTACTCAAGCTGTCCCTGTTGCTATAAAACTTTATGCTGCAAACCAAATTAAAAAAGCAGCATCAGATTTATTAGGTAATCAAAAAAAAGAGCAAACAAAAGCACAAAAAGATAAATCAATATCTGGTTCATTCAATGGTATAAGTAATACTGTAAATGCTGGAACTGCAATACCTCTGCTTTATGGTGAAACTGTTTGTGGCAGTATCGTGGTTTCAAATTCTGTAGATTCTGTTCAGTTTTCTGGAAAAGGAAAGGAGGACTACAATTAGTTATGTTTGATCCACAAAAACCATTAAGTGTTAAGCCACCAAAAGACCCAAAAGGCTTATCAACTGTTCAATACGCACTTTTAGTGGAAGCAATAGCGGAAGGTGAAATTGAAGGGTTCCCAGCGGCAGTTGCAGAAAATTTTAAGTTAGGAGGTTTCAATTATAATCAGGCTGCTAAAAAAAATATATTTTTAAACGGTACGCCAATTTTAAGAGAAACAGCTGATTTATCTGTTATTGATGATGATGGTTTTTTAAGTATTGATGATGGTCAATTTAATTTCAAGAGTATTGGTTTTGATTTTAGAAAAGGTGTACTTGCTCAAGGATCTACAAAAACAGGCGACTATTCTGCAAGTGCTAGTGATAAAGAAACAACTATAACAATCACAAATCATGGATTTCTTCAAGGCGATATTTTGAAAATTAACTACACTCCTGCCGGTGGACAATCAGCAATGAATGAAAGTGGTACTTTTAAAGTTAAAAGTGTTACTGATTCAAATAATTTCAAAGTCAAAAATAAGTTAGTTTTTCCAGCAACAAGTGAAGTTAATTCAAGCGGAACTTGCTCTGTTTTTTTACAAGCTCAACAACCACTGGATGGACTCGTGTCAGTAGAGACTCCAGTAAATTCTGGAACATTAGGCACTGTTATAACACAGGCAAGTCCTGTTACGATACAAGTCCCTCATGATGCTAATAATCCTGTAGATCAAGTTAGAGTCACTATAAAAGCAGATGCTTTTAGTAAAAAAAATGGAAACGCTACAACTGTAATTTATAAAATTGAAATAATTGATAATGATGGTGCCGTGTATGCAATCGAAGATACGCAATATCAATTAGGCAAAAAAGCAAAAAAATTTGATGCAATGACCATCAAAGGAAAAACAACAAAACCATTTACAAGAGATCATATAGTAAAACTTTTAGATTCATATTCATATCCAGTATCAATAAGGATTAGTCGTATAACAGAGGACAAAGACGCTCTATTTCCCGACAAAATAAAATTTGATGGATTATCAACAATAATTCTGGATAACAATGCTTACGCTGGTATTGCTCATCTTGCTATGAGATTTGATGCACAGCAATTTCCAACCCTGCCAAAGCGGTCATATTTGCTCAGAGGTAAAAGGATAGCTATACCGCACAACGCAACTGTTGATACAAAAACAGGAGGATTAACTTTTAGTGGTACTTTTAATGGAACTTTGAAAACTACAAAAGAGTGGTGTGCTTGTCCTGCTTTTGTTTTATATGATGTTTTAACAACTGAACTTTCTGATTTTATAGATTCAACACAGCTTGATGTTTACTCCTTTTACAACGCATCTGTTTATTGTAATGAGCTTGTTGAAAATTTAGTAACAGAGGGAGAAAAGGAGCCAAGGTTTAGTTTTAATGGTGTCATTAGTGAACAAGAATCTGCTTTTGAAGTTATAAATAAGATTTGTTCAAATTTCAGAGCTGTCCCATTTTTTAGTGAAGGTCAAATAAAAATAAATATGGATAAGCCTCAAGAAACACCTGATTATATTTTTAATAGGAGTAATGTTACAGAGGAAGGGTTTTCTTATACTGGAACTGATGTAAGAGACAGGGCGAATAAAGTCTCGGTTAGTTTTTTTGATAAATCATTACAAAAATTGCAATATGTCACAGTTGATTTAGCAGATTTGTTTTCAGCTTCTTCATTTACAAACGATACAAACGCAAAATTATCTCTTGGAGTAATTCATAAAAAAATTGATGCTTTTGGTTGCACTTCATTTGGTCAAGCAAAAAGACTTGCTAGATTTACTTTATTTGAGGATCAAAGAAGTACAGAGTTTATATCTTTTGAGACAACCATTACTGAAGGTGTTTTATTACAACCGAATCAAATTATTGCTGTAAACGATCCAATGAAAGCTGGCGTGAGAAGGGGTGGAAGGATCGTATCTGCTACAACTTCAACAGTTGTTGTTGATGACACAGAATTTACTGATATACCTACCACAAATACACCTACAATTAGTGTCATCCTGCCTGATGGTACATTAGAAAGCGGTACTATTTCAGGCGTATCAGGGGCGACTATAAGTGTAAATAATATAACTAGGGCAGATGGTACAACTGGCAACTCAACATTTACGACAAAACCAGAGGCAAATAGTGTTTTTGTTGTAGAAAATACCAGCATTGCCCTTGCTTCATATCGTATCCTTTCAGTAAAAGAAAATAGCGAGACCAAAACTTACAGTGTTAATGCAATAACATATCATTCTGATAAGTATGATTTTATTGAAACTTTTGAAACTGACTTATCATTACAGACAGCACAAACCACAATATTAAATCAAATTCTTGATCCACCACAAGATTTAAGTATTCAAGAAGAAATATATGTAGAAAATGGACAATTAAAAAGCAAAATTATACTCTCATGGCAACCTGTATTAGGTGCATCTGGTTATGAAGTAGATATTTTTCCAGAAGCGCAAGATTTTTTTCAAATAAATACACAGTCTACAACTGTTGATATATTAGATGCAGAACTTGGAAAATATGATTTTAAGGTATTTACGCTCAATGGTGCTGAAATTGCATCTGCTACACCGATAGAAATAGAAAATTTTGAGGTTGTTGGCAAAATTGGACCACCAGATGACTTAACTGGATTAACTGTAGAACCTGTTGATAAAAACTTTGTAAAATTAAGTTGGAATAAATCTGAAGATTTTTCAATTTTGAATGGCGGTAGTATTTATATAAAACATTCAATCGCAACAAGTTCAGTTACTTTTAATAATTCAATTCCAACTATAGAAGCTGTAGCTGGAACATCTACAGAAGCCATTGTTCCAAAACTTGCTGGAACTTATGTTATTAGAGCAAAAGATGGAAATGGCACTTTTTCTGAAAATGCTCAAACAGTTCAATTTACTTTAGATGATTCTGCTGCCGAGGATGAAGATACAATCACAAATATCAATGAAGATGGTGCAAACTTTGGAGGTACAAAAACAGGTGTTGAATTAAGTCCTGATGGTAATGGTTTAGAGATGAGTTTGGTTGGTGATGGAATATTTGATGATCTTACTGATTTTGATACGTTAACACCTAATTTGGATCAAATTGGTGATATTGCCACGACTGCTACGTATGAATTTATAACTGTTGGTGATCTTTCTGCAAATAATGTAATGCCTACACATTTCATAAAAAACATCGCAGCAAATAATTTTTTACAAAACACAGAAATTGATTCTAGAAATAATATAGACTTATTTTCAGATATTGATGGAACTAAAGTAGATGAGCCAAAAGTTGATCTGTTTATTGCAACTACAAATGATGACCCTAGTTCTGGTAGTGCTACATTTAGTGCGTTTGAAAAGTTTAATAATGCAACTTTCAAAGGAAGAGGATATAAGTTTAAAGCTGTATTTACATCAACAAAACCTGATGAAAATATAAAAGTTACTACATTAAGAGCTACAGGCTCTCTTGCGCCAAGAACAGAAACACAAAGGGATGCAACAATTACAGAACAAACTGGTGGAGCAACCGTCACACCTGATTCTGAAGGTTATATTGCAAGCGGAACAAGTGGTGTAAATATAGTTTTTGCTAAAAGATTTAAAAATCCACCGTCTATCTCTGTTTTTCTAAAACAAAATGTAAGAACTTCACTTGTTTTTTATACTCCAGTGAGTATTACTGAGACAGGTTTTAGTATTCGTTTTTCAGATTCAAGTGATAATGTTGTAAATACGCTTTTTACATTTAGTGCAACAGGTTTTGGAAAAGGTGATACATCATAGGCATATCTTCTTTTTTACTGTAAACTTAAATTATTAAATAGAACCTGATGGCAAGAGTTGATACTACAGGAGGAAATGGATTTGTAGTTGACAATAATGTTGGCTCGGTTTTTCGCACGAAGATAAATTCTGCTTTTGCTGCAATAAATTCTTTAAATTCTGGCTCTGGTGATCCATCAATAACAACAGCATTTCAACCACATATTGATACATCTGATTTAGCTTTAAAAATCAGAAACGGATCTAATAATGCCTTTATACAACTTGGGGTCATAGATACAAACTTTGGTATCAATAAACCAGCTTTTGCAGTTAGACCAAGTGGAGCGCAAGCAATAGCAAATACAACTTTTACCATTGTTAATAACAATACAGAAATTTTAGATACAGACAGTGCATACAACACTTCAACTTATAAATTTACAGTACCAACAGCTAAAGCTGGAAAGTATGTAATCGGTGGTCAGGTGTGCATTGATGACCTGCAAGATGGTGACGCCATACAAATGTCCTTTTATGTAAATGATGCACAACAAACAGCTTATGGTAAGGTTTCAAGAGCATATTGTTCCGCTACTGATGTATTTACATCAGTTCATGCTCAACTTATACTAGATTTATCAGTTGGTGATACCGTTGCACAGTATGTTGAACATAATGAAGGCAACAACCAAAATACAGTTACGGCTGAAACTTGGTTTTATGGCTATAGATTAACGGTGAGCTAAATGGCACAGCATGATTATGTAATTGATAATGGAACGGGCAGTGCGGTACGTGCTGACATTAATAGTGTTTTACAAGCGATAGCAAGTAATAATTCTGGGGGATCAGATCCTAGTACAACTTATGCTCTTCAATATTATGCAGATACAGGAGACACAATATTAAAGTTAAGAAATGCAGCTAATGATGGATTTGTAAATTTAAGAAAGTTTGATGGAAGCTTACCCTTACCAGATGGCTCAAGTTCAAGTCCTTCATTATTTTTTGATGATGATACAAATACAGGTATTTTTAGTGCAGCAGCTGATACTTTCAATATTGCAACTGCTGGTTCCGAGAGAGTTCGTGTAGATAGCTCTGGAAGAGTGGGTATTGGCACTGCTTCCGCTGCTGCTGATTTACATATTAAAAGTACTTTTCCTGCAATACGTTTAGAAGATAATTCTGACTATGCTCAAATAGATGCTAATTCTGGAACATTACGATTAAGTGCAGATGCAGGTGCAGCAACAGCAAGTTCAAGAATTACATTAAATGTAGATGGTGCAGAATTTGTACGTTTGGATAATATAGGACGACTTGGCGTAGGTACCAGTTCCCCTACAGCTAAACTTCATGTTGCTTCAGGTAGTTCGCAATTTAAAATTCAAGATACTGATGGCACTAATCAAGAAACAATTTTACAGCAAGCAAGTGGTAATTTTTTAATTGATATTAGAAATGACACCTCTGATGGTACATTTGTAGTGCGTGGTAATGGTGGTGGCAGCACAACTGAATTTGCTAGAATAAATAGTTCTGGAAAACTTGGAATAGGTACAACAAATCCTGCTGAACAATTAGTTGTAATGGGTACGGGTGATCCAACAATAAGGATTCAAGAAACTGCTTCGGGGTCAGGAAAAAGATTAGATCTAGGAGTTACAGATAGTGGTGCTGTTGGATTTATAGGTGCAAATCAATCTGCTTCAAAACTTGCTTTCCAAACTGTTGGATCAGAACGTATGCGTATAGATTCCACTGGAAAAGTAGGTATAGGTACAACATCCCCAGAGGCAAGATTGGAGGTCATAGAATCAACTACTGGAAGATCATATAGTGTTAGCTCTCAAACAGAATTAGTGGTTGAAAGAAATGGAAATTCCATAATTTCGATTATTGCTGCAAATAATAGTGATTCACTTCTTAATTTTGGTGATACAGACGATGAAAATGTAGGCTCAGTTGGTTATGACCATGCAAACAATTCAATGGTATTTAAAACCAATGATTCAGAACGTGTTCGCATTACCAGCGCAGGCAGATTACTTGTAGGATCAACAAGTGTCCATGCCAGTGAAGATGGATATATTCAAAGTCAAGTTGGTGGTTCTGGTTTGGGTTCATTTTTGAGTAATGCTGGCACTAGTTCAAGCCGAATCCATATTCGATTTACTAACACTAACGGTCTTGTAGGTTCGATATCTACGAGTGGATCTGCAACTTCGTATACCACATCTTCTGACTATAGATTAAAAGAAAATGCAGTAGAAATATCTGATGGTATTAAAAGATTAAAAACACTAAAACCTTATAGATTTAATTTTATAACTGATCCAAGTAAAACAATAGATGGATTTTTTGCACATGAGGTGACAGCAGTTCCTGAAGCTGTAACTGGAGTAAAAGATGAAGTTGATTCTGATGATAATCCTGTTTATCAAGCAATAGATCATTCAAAACTTGTGCCTTTACTTGTATCTGCTGTAAAAGAATTAATAAGCAAAGTTGAAGCCTTAGAAGCTGCTTAGTATAATGAAATAACATCTAATAATTTTATGCCAACACCACAAGAGCTTTATGACGAAACAAAAACTCGTCTTGATTTAAATATTGCGAAAGCACAAATATTGGAAAGAGAAATACAAGAAAAAATAGCAGAAAAAAATCAACTTATGCAACCAATAATGGAAGATCAAGGTGCATTAAAACAACTTCAAAAACTTAGTGATGTTGTTCAACCTGTAGAATCAAAGTAAAATAAAACTAAACACTTATTAAAATGGCTGTAACTTGGGATGTTGTCGCTTTAGACGCAACAAAAACTGTTGGAAGTTTATCTGATGTAGTAACGACAGTTCATTGGACTGCAAGTGATACAGATGGTGATCATAGTGGTTATGTTTATGGCTCTGTAGGGCTTGCTGACGCTGATTCTGGATCATTTACTGCCTATGCAGATATAACAAAAGATAATGCGATTGCATGGGCTAAAGCTGCATTAGGATCTTCAGAAGTAACAGCGATTGAAACAAAAATTGCTGCACAAATTACAGAGTCTAAAACACCTACTGTAAGTTCTGGTACACCTTGGTAAAAGAACATAATGCCACAGTTGTCATCTTTAGTTTTTATACATCTAACAGAAAACGGTAAAACAGAAGAAGAAGCAAAAGCAATAATGTCTGATGTAAATAAAATTATGTTATTGGATAGCGGTAATGGTGCTGTGATAAAGACTTGGAACGTATCAGATGTAATAAGGCCGACTCAGATGCATATGGACAGTTATGAAGAGTTGGCTGATAAATATGAAAAAAATAATCGTGTTATAAAAAATAGAAAGCAGCAATATAAAAAAATACAGGAACAGTTTTCAATGATGACCAAAGATATTGAAAAATATGGTGTATTAGATAACAGGGGCGAGTGGTTCAAACATTGCAGTGAAGTAAAGAAAAGTAATCCTAAATTTTAACCTTTCTTGTTAAGTAACCTGCTGTTAGATATAGAGGTGTAAGTGACGTTATTGTTGTTATTGCTAAAATATAAATACAAGCATACATAATTTTTTTCATTTTTAAATGCTAAATCGTATATGTCAGATACTATCAATTATCTCATTCTTGATGGTTAGTTCAATGAGTGTAGGAGGATTTCTTGCATATCGTTATATGAAGAGTCCAGAGTTTGAAAGGACACTTAAAAATAAAATTATGGGCGATCTTAAAGAAAAAATGGTAGAAGAAATACCAAAGCAATTACCAAAATTTAGTGGCCCATCAATGCCATTATGATTTTTGGTTTTTTTAAAAAACTAATAAAATATTATTTAGATAAATTAATTCACTGGCTGCGGATGAAAAAATTTAATTTAGAACTAAATAGTCAGATAAAAAAATACCACCAAGAATTAGATGAAAAACTTAAAAAACCTGAGATAGTAGAAACTGGTGAGTTTGGAGAAGATGGATGGTCTATTTCTATAGGAGAGGTAGAAGATGGAGATACCTGAGATAAAAGTACCAAAGATTGATGTTCCTTTAATTGATAACAATATAAATAATCCTTTTCATGTATTAAACGTACCAATGCCATCTTTGATGATGCCAGCTTGTGTACGTTATCACAGAGATGCTTCACCAAAAAATACTGCATTATATCATGATGATCCTACTGGTACTGTAATTAGTTGCCCTTTTGGTTCAATGCCATCATTTGAACCTCTCTTATATGACAAAAGAAAGATTGAGATAGTTGAGACTAAGGAAGAAGAAAGCAACAAAGCAGAAAATGAAACAGTACAACCTGAAACAAAGAAACCTGAGATGCCAAAGAAAAAGGAAGAAAATGTATTTATAAAATGCCCAAGTGACAAAGATTTAAGAGTTGGTATGTACGCTTCAGAAGATAGGTTAGAAAAGGTTATCGGCCATAAAATTTCTGAAGATGGCAAAACCTGCATTACGTTATTCGAGCAAAGTCGATTTATTGATCGTTGGATACCATCTCCTCCTATTATTGTTAATACTAGCCTCATCGCAATTACTGCTGCTACATCTCCTCTTTTAGTCAATTTACTAAAAGGCATCATTAAAAATGCTGTAAAAAAGCTTACAAACAAGGTAGATAAGGTAGAATAATTATCCGTAGATGAGTTTAATACCCGTGACTTGTCTACTTAAAATTTTTAGATGTAGTTATCATATAAATAGAAGTAGAGGGTACTTAAAACGTAAGACACTTTAAGGATATAGACACCTTCTACTTCTATTTTATTTCGTGCTTGTGCGGTAATACCTGACCTTTCTTTGGAACGATTTCTATATCTTTGCATAAATTATAGTAAGGACTGGACTTTGCAAACTGTATTCCAGCGATCTTTTTCTCTCCGCAATGCTTTAAACGACTGATATGCCAATCAAGTTCAAGGTTTTTTAGTCTTTGTTTTTGTATATTTATCTGAGTCTGGGCTGCATCTTTACATTGTTTACCAAGTTTTCTATCTAGTGGGATTGAAAAGTTCATGGTTATTCCTGTGCCTATTGCAAAGCTATCTTTATTCGTACCAGAATAGTTTTTTTGCATATAAAGAATTGATCCTGCATTGTCTGGTGTGCCATCTCCTATGGGGTTGCCTTCATCATCAAAATCACCAACTAAATCTGTTGGATCGTAAACAGGAGTTTCATAATAATGCTCAAATGGTTTTCGATAGTTTGAATTGAATGTAGTGAATGGAGTTATAGTCATCATTGCTCCCTGACATACAATATTTCCTCCATACTGATTTGTATGAAAAGAACCATTATTTACATTCCAGTTTTGGTTCGTTACAGATCCACTATTACTTTGACTTACTGCATTAGCTAAAACTTTGACTGGACTAAGTATTACTGAGAGAACACAGACTGCGTAGAGGTAACTGATTCTGTTGTTATATCCCTTGTAATTGTGGTGACATTTTGAAGTCCTGATCCTGAATAGGTCTCCGAAAATTGGAAGGCATTGCCTGAAGTTGGATCTACTAATTCCCAAGTTGGTTTTGTTGTCATATCTGCTCCTGTCCATGTATAACTTACGCCTCCGACAGTACCAGTGGTTTCGACCGCTGCGGGAGCCATATCACCACCAGAATATTTGATGCCAGTACCAGAAACTGTATATTCATACCCTGTTTTATAATCCTTACTGGTAATAGATTCTGAAATTGTAGTGACAGTAGATGTAGTCGACTGCATATTCCCTTGGACAAAATTTGGGACGATATTTGCATTAGCTGGTAAGACATACAGTAATGATAAAAATAAAAGCCTTTTCATGGCTTTAGTCCACAGTAAGCGTGGTCACAAATTGTCCTGTAGCTGTTGTACCTGTACCACCTGCTGTAAGAGATATTGCATGATTATCAATAGTTCCCTCCAAGCCAGTAGCAGAACCAGCAGCCGTTGACGTTAGATCAGAAAAGTTTGCAACTTCACCTGTAGTGACAGCAGATGTAGGAGAAACGTCCCCTTCTAACAGAGACTGAGAAAAACTGAATGCTTCACCATTTGTGGCCTGAGTTGCAGTAATTGATGTAAAAGCTGGCACACCATTTGTTAAATCTCCAAAACCTCCAACAACACCAGCATTTGAACTTGAATCTTCAGTTGTAACACCAGATCCACTTACTGAATAAGATGATCCGATTTTATCTGCTGTAGTAGCTGCTGTACTAACTTCAAGTTTTATACTGGATGTTATGCTGTGCGTTATATCAGCATAGGCTGGTGCCGATGCAAGAAGTAGTAATGGTAATAGCTTTTTCATTTGATTCCAGCTTTTGTATTCTTATTATCTACTATAGTATCTTTTTTCTTTTTTATCTGAAAACCTAGTGAAGCTGTGGAAGCTGAAAAAATCGAAGCAATAAATGTCGGATCAAAGTCCACTATCTTTTTTCCAGATGGCGGTTCGTAGTATGAGAGGGACAATAGCGTTGCACTCCAAAGAAGAACGCAAACTTTGACAATGGTTTCGACTTTGCTAGGCTCTTGATCTTCCATAAGATTAAGGTTTCTTGTTTATTACTGGCATATTAGCTATGTTTGGAAAAACAAACAAATCATGTCTAAATTTCTAATCAATCTATTTATCAGGTTTGGCAAGAGTGAAAGTCTACGCAAAGCGGCTCTAAATCTACTCAAAGATTTGGCCTTAAAATCAGATAATGACGTTGATGACGCAATAGTAAAAATGATTGAAGAAAAACTATTCCCAGTTAAGTGATGGATATTATCAAGGCTCTTACATCTACTTACAGCCTTGAGGGTGAGTTTGAGGTACAAAAATCTATACAGTTTATTGAAAAACTAGAGGACATTGAACTGCTCAAACCTTATTCCATAAAACTTTTAAAAACAAATGCAAAGCAAGCTCATTTTGTAAGCACTTCACTTGATGTAATAGCATCACAACAAGCATATATTTATAAATTAGAAAAACGACTAAGCAAGAAAAAAGCGACCCTTTGGGATCGCATAAGATACGTTTTGTTTAACAAAAAGTCAGGGAACTAAATCCTTTTCTGTAATATCAAACCATGTTGCAGACTCAATCACCTTTCCAGTTTCATGATCTGTTTTTGTTGTTTCACAAAACTCATAAGTTCTTTCAGATTGTGCATGATAGAAAATCTGACCTATATAGGGATTGTTTGGAAAAGTTACTAAGTACATAATCAAAAAGGTAAATCTTCAGAGGCAGATAGTTCTGCTTGGTTAGCTGGGACATCTACAGTGGCCTCAGATGCCTCTAATTTTACTTTTTTAGGGTTTATAGTGCCATAAGCACCATATTCATCTGAGTCGAAAGTACCGACCTTTCCGTTGCCATAGATGTAAATGCCTTCAACTTCTTCTCTTTCACCTGTTCGCATATCATATACTTTTCCAGTTTTATGATATTTTTTTTGTTCTACCATGTTCATAACATGAGAAACAAAATCTGGAGCAGATTCTAAAGGAACAAATAAACGTAGTTTTTTAGGGTATTTTTCTTTACCTTCATACTTGTTATCCTGTACTGAAAAATTTACAGGGATAGGTAAAGCTGGTTCAAAGGGTTCGTAAGCCATAGTAATTAAAAGGGTTCAATGGGTGTAATGCCGTTTGCTTCTTCCCAAGCAAGGACTTTATGTAGGTCATATCTGATTGTGGGTTCGCCATAAATGGCTGCAAATCCATCAAGTCTGTAGAACTCAGGGCCATAGCCCTTATATCGCCATCTTCTTATGGTGTCTATATGTTTACCATATCTTCTAGCTAATTGATCGGTGCTGAAGTATTGGCTTTCAGCTACTGTCATGTTTTGATTACCTCCTTTCTAGTTTTGATTAGGTCGCAAAGGTCGTTGTAATCGTTTTGCGGTATTTGTCCATTAGTGTAACGGACTTCCAAAGACTCAGCACATTTATCAAGTCTTTGTCTGGTACTAGCTTTTAAAATTGCATCTTTAGCAGCGACAGAAAGATTTTGAACTGGCTGGGCTGATCTGTCTTTGACTGGTTCTGATCCAATTTCTTTACTAACAATCTCATTTCCTGTCCAAAGTTCAGAGCCAAGAGAGAAAGTAAAAGCTGCACAAGCACACAAAGCTCTGCGGTGGGAATCAGAAATATCTCTTGAAGAAATCTTTTCCCATTTAACAGGATTGTTTCTGTAATCCATTATTGGATAAGGAAAAGAACTTGTTTTATTGCCTTTTGGATCTGTAAAGTAACCCATTAAAAAGCCTGTTTCATCAGGTGCTTTCCATACGGCAAGATTTGACAGAGGGTTTGTAGGCGATTCTGGGGGGAGTTCTAAATGAAAATCCCAGCCTTTTGCGTGTTCATGGAGGTAATTAGCAATTTTTGCCCATGAAACATATTTATAATTGCCTTTGAGGTAAATGTCCTCTGGCTGAATAATTCCTGTAAGTAATGGTCTAGTCATAGTGTAAATTAAGCCCATTTTGGGGGTGTAAGTGTTTTAATGCCCTCTGGTTCATAGTTGGTGTAACCTTTCCAGATGCCTGACTCTTGGGCTTGTTTGATGTCAGACAATGTTTGTTCTTGTAGTTCATAACCAC